TTTTGAGGGAAGGTGTGTCATGCTACGCGGGAGAATGGGGTAACTGCGCTTGAGGTTCGAGGGATTCACGGATGTTTCTGCCGCGCTCCGATCGGGGGTTTACATCCTCGTGAGCCGGGGCGTGGTGATCTATGTCGGGAAATCAAAGATGATGCTTGGGCGGGTCTACGCCCACCGCGATCTCTGGGGCAAGAAGCGGAAGGGCCAGAAGCTCCCTGAATGGCTGCCGATCCCCGGGCTGATCTACGACGAGGTCCACGTCCAGCCTTGTCTCCCCGCCGACCTAGATCGGATTGAAGCGCAGATGATCGATCTCTACCGGCCGCGGTACAACGCCCAGTTGAAGCGCCAAGGGCTGCCGATCCGCGCGCCTATGACCCTTCAGATCGGCGGCGCTGTGGTAGTACTCAATGCGCCCCCGCCCCCGGCCCCAAGATTGGAACGGCGGATATGACCCTTCGGCGCGGCCGTAACGCAGGTCAGCCTCCTTCATCCTTCAAGGTGATTGGGGTCCGTGACCTCACGCGCGCCGACCTCTCGCGCCTGCTGGTAAAGCGTGACACCGCCGCTCCGCTGATCAAGCGCCTGCGCGATCCCCACCACCTACTCGCGCGGTTGATCGCCTCTGGCCTGACCCAAGTAGACGCCGGTGCCCGTGCAGGGTACTCCTACAACCGCGTCTGCCAACTCATGGCCGATCCGACCTTCAAGAACCTCGTTGCCACCTACCGCGGTCAGGCCACCGAAGCGTGGCGCGAGAACGTTGATACCTTCTTTGAACTCGCCCACTCCAACATGCTCAAGGCCGAACGGCAACTCGCCGAGAAGCTCGAAGCGGCCGAAGAACAAGAGGAATTCCTCCCCACCCGCGACCTGATCGCGATCTCCCGCGACGCCGCGGATCGCCTGGGCTACGGGAAGCACTCGAAGCAAACAAACGTGAACGTGGACTTTGCCGCGATGCTAGAGAAGGCAATCGCTCGCTCCGGCAAGGTTCTCACCCAAACGGGTGCCCAGGCGCCACCACTCCTGGAACACTCGGGGGCTGGGTCCACTTCGCCGCCCCTCCTCCCCGACGAAGCCCAGCCCCACTCACTTCGGAGGCGCGCGTGAAGCACTCCGTTGGGACGGCCCCCGTTGCAGACCGCCACAGTTGCTTGGCTGTGGTAGCGACTCCGGGGGCCGTTTCTCATGGATGAAGCCCTGCTCCAATGGCTCGCCTCCTGCACCAAGGACCCTCTCGCCTTTGTCGCTGGGGCCTTCCCTTGGTCGGAGCCTGGGACCGTGCTCGAGAAGTTCGACGGACCCACCGACTGGCAGGTTGAGGTCCTTTCCCTAATCCGGGATGGAATCATCACCGCTGAGCAAGCGATTCAGATCGCGGTCGCTACCGGCCACGGTGTAGGCAAGTCTGCCCTCGTCGCCTTCATCATCCTCTGGGCCTTTTCCACCGCCCCCGATACCCGGGGCGTTGTGACCGCCAACACAGAAACCCAGCTCAAGACAAAGACTTGGTCAGAACTCGGGAAGTGGTTCAACCTCTTCATTGCTCGGGACTCCTTCTCCCTAACCGCCACCGCTCTCCTCTCCAAGGACCCCAACCGCGAACGAACTTGGCGCATTGACATGGTGCCTTGGTCGGAGAAGAACACCGAGGCCTTCGCGGGCCTGCACAACAAAGGCAAGCGCCTACTCCTCATAATGGACGAAGCCTCCGCGATCCCCGACGGCATCCACGAAGTCGCCGAGGGCGCGCTGACCGACTCCGACACCGAGATCATCTGGCTGATGTTCGGGAACCCCACCCGCAACACCGGCCGATTCCGCGAGGCCTTCCCTGGCGGCCGGTTCGAATCCGTCTGGTGGTCGAAGCAACTCGACTCCCGATCGGTCCCGACCATCACCAATCGCCGCAAGATCGACCAATGGGTCTCGATCTACGGGGAGGACAGCGACTTCGTCCGCATCCGCGTCAAGGGCGAGTTCCCTCGCCAGGGCCTGATGGAGTTCTTCTCCGCGGCCGATATCGACGAAGCAATGACTCGCGAGGTCACCTCCTCTCTCCACGACCCCCTCGCCCTTGGCGTGGACGTGGCCCGGTTCGGCGCCAACAACTCGGTCATCTTCCCCCGCAAGGGCCGAGACGCGCGCACGATCCCGCGCCAGTCCTTCAACGGCCTTTCCACCGTAGCCCTATCCGCCAAGGTGTTCGAAACCAACCAACAACTCCGGGCCGACGGTATCCTCGTCGATGGCGGTGGTGTCGGCGGTGGCGTGGTAGACATCCTCCGCAACATGCACCTCCACATCCACGAGGTCCAGTTCGGCGGGAAGGACGACGTAGGCGGCACTGTCTGGGGCATCGCCAGTGAGCGCTACGCCAACAAGCGCGCGGCCATGTTCGGCGCGCTCCGCGGCTGGCTCAAGACCGGCGCGATCCCACCCGACCCTGAGCTAAAGTCCGCCCTCCTCGCGATTCGTTACACCTTCAAGAAGGACGAAATCCTTCTCGTCTCGAAGGAAGACATCCTCGACGAGAACCCCAACATCCTGATCGATGACGTGGATGCCCTGGCGCTCACCTTCGCCTACCCCCTCGCCGCGCATGCAGGCGCCGGTGGCGATCATCCCAAAGCCCCGCTCGTCGAGTCAGAATATGATCCGTTCAGCAATGAAAGAATGGTGGCCTAAATGTTTGGCGGTGGTGTCGGCGGTGGTGGTTCACAAACACAAATGCTCCCTCCAGCTCCGGTGGCTCCTCTCCCGCCGCCGAACCCGCCGATGTTCGGCGTTGACGCCAAGGGCTCGGGGCAGACCCAGCGAAAGATTCAATCCGCGCAAGGTTACGGCGGTACCATCCTCGGTGGCCTCGGTGGGGATGTGAACACTTCCAACAAGACCCTGCTAGGGGCCTAGCGATGCTCAGTGTTCCCAAAGGCCAAGCACCGCGCGCGGTCGAAGCAGGCCCCCAGCCCAGCGAGGCCAATGTGTTGATGGCCCTTTCAACCATTCACAGCGAAGGTAGACTCACTGAGGAGCAGGCCTTTCAAAGCGGTATTCGAGAAACGGACTGGTACAAAGAATACGTCCAGGATCACGGCGAAGAACCTGCTCTTGAAACCAAGGACTACGACTACCGCAAGGCGTGGGAAGAGGGTGCGCGACCGAACGTACGTGACAGCAGTGATTTCTCAGAAAAGCTAGGTAAGGCTCGCTTGCATTGGCCATCCAAGTACAAGGGTGATAATCACCCCAACCGCTTCATCGACGGTGTCGATACGAGGGAAGATTGATGGCCCGCACCCGCGCCAGAGGCTACGTTCCCTTCCCCCGCGCGGTTCCCGAAGAGGACCAAACCCTGCGCAAGCGCTGTGACGGCCGCGTCCTCGGAATGCGCACCAACCGCTATTCCTGGTGGACGCACTGGCGCGAACTTGCGGACTACATCCTCCCCCGCCGTTATCGCTGGCTCATCACCCCGAATATGCAATCCCGCGGGTCCCCCCTCAACGGCCACATCCTCGATTCCACCGGCACCCTCGCCGCCCGCAACCTCGCCTCTGGCATGATGCACGGGGTAACCGATCCCGCCAAGCCTTGGTTCAAGCTCAAGGTCGGCCGGAACGATTCCTCCAAAACGACCCCCACCTCCCTCTGGCTCGCGGAGTGCGAGCGCCTCTTGATGCTCATCTTCCACGAGTCGAACTTCTACAACTCTGTGGCCGTCCTCTACTTCGACCTCGTGGTCTTCGGCACCGCCTCAATGCTGATCTACGAAGACTACGAGAACGTGGTCCACTGTGTCAATCCTTGCCTCGGTGAGTTCTACCTCGCGAACGATGACAAGAACAACCCCGCCGTGTTCGCGCGGGAGTTCACCTACACCGTTGAGCAAACGGTCCAAGAGTTCGGGCTGGAGAACTGTTCCAACGATGTCCAAGCGGCCTACACCGGCGGGGATTCATCCGCCCTCTCCCGCGAGATCGTAATCGCGCACTTGATCGAACCAAACCCCGATGGGAAGTACGGGTTCTCCAAAGACTTCAAATACCGCGAAATGTACTGGCAATGGGGTGGTAGCGCCTCGCCCCAGGGCGGCTCCAGCTTCGCTCAAGGCTTCCTCCGCAAGAAGGGCTACTTCGAGGCCCCACACATCCCGGTCCGTTGGGACACGGTCGCCAACGACGCTTACGGCCGATCGCCCGGGATGGACGGACTACCCGACATCAAGCAACTCCAACTCGAGGTCCGGCGCAAGGCCCAAGCGATCGACAAGCTCGTCAACCCGCCGATGGTCGCGGACATCCAACTCAAGAACCAGCCCGCCTCCCTCCTCCCCGGTGGGGTGACCTACGTCTCCGGCATGATGTCGCAGTCTAAGCCCGGCTTCGCGCCGGTATACACCGTGAACCCACCCGTCAAAGAGATCATGGAGGACCTGAACGAAGTCCGTCAGCGCATCAAGGACATCTTCTTCAACCCGCTGTTCCAGACGATCTCTCAGTTCGAAACCCGCTCCAACGTCTCGGCCACTGAGATCGACGCGCGTAAGGCCGAATCCATGGTCATGCTCGGGCCGGTACTCGGCCGCGTGCACACCGAACTTCACGACCGCGTGATCACCCGGGTGTTCGGCATGGCCTCGCGCGCAGGAATCTTCCCTCCCGCCCCTGAGGAAATTCAAGACAAACCGATCACCATTGAGTACATCTCAATGCTCGCGACCGCCCAAGCCGCAGCGCAGACCGCCGGGATCGAACGTATCTTCGCAGTCGCCGGTAACCTCGCAGGTATCGACCCCGCGATTGTTGACAACGTTGACCTGGACTTCGGCCTTGACAAAATGTCAGAACTCCTGAATAATGATCCGAGATTGATCAGAAGTCCGGATCAACTACAGGCAATCCGCGGTGCCCGACAACAACAGCAGATGCAGCAACAGCGCGCGGAACAGGCTGAAAAGCTTGCGCAGTCCGCGAAGGTTCTGTCGGAGACCGATGTTGGCGGGGGCCAGAATGCTCTTGCACAGATGACAGGTATCACACCGTGACCTTCCTGATCGAAACAGCCGACGGCGAAATCTTCGAGGTAACCACGCTGTTCGATAAATACGGCGAAGAAACCCTCGCCCTTGACGCCGCCATTGCCTGCGTGATCAAGTTCTCCGAAACCGAGTTCGCTTCCACCATGATCAACGGCCGCTTGATCCACAGGGCCCAATGAACGACTACAACGCAGCCGAGCGTAGCGATGTTAAGGCCGCTTCCAAGGCCGCAAGGATCGCCGAGGTCCAGCGCCAGGAAGTCATCACCGGCCTGATGTCCACCATCGCCGGGCGCGCGTGGATGCACGAACGCCTGCTTCGCTGTCACATCTTCCAATCCTCCCACACAAGCGACGCGTTGAACACCGCTTTCGCAGAAGGCGAACGCAACATTGGCCTGATGGACCTGAACGACATCATGGCTACATGCCCCGATCAATACGTTCTGATGATGCGAGAGTACAATGAGCGATCAAGCACCGCTGCCCAACAGCCCGGAAGCCAGGACGGAGACGGGGGAGATCAAGCCGCCGACAGCGCTGGGGACTGAGCCGCCTGTCGATCCGTCGAAGGCTGGCGATTCTCCTGTCAACCCCGCTAAGTCCCCGACCCTCCTGAACGGCGATCCGCCGAAGGACGGTGCCCCCGAGGCCTACACCGAATTCAAGCTTCCCGAAGGCTTCACCCTCAATGGCGAAGTCACTAAGGAAGCGTCCGAACTCTTCAAGGGACTAAACCTCCCTCAAGAGGGCGCGCAGAAGCTCGTTGACTTCTACGCCGCCAAACTCCAATCCGCTGTAGATGCTCCACACAAGCTATGGCGGGAAACGCAAGATAAGTGGACGAGTGAGATCAAGGCCGACCCCGAGATCGGTGGGAAGCTGGATCAAGTCAAGCTAACCGTTGGCCGTGCCATCGACAGCCTTGGCGATGCTAAGCTTGCTTCTGACTTCCGCCAAGCTATGGATTACACCGGCGCCGGGAACAATCCCGCGTTCGTTCGGGCGTTCTACAAGCTTGCGCAGAAAGTCACCGAAGGGTCCCATGTAGCTGGCAAGGGACCCGTCGAAGTGAAGAACCCCACCGGCCAACCGCCGTCCGCGGCCAAGGCCATGTATCCAAACCTGCCATAAGGATTCCCCATGGCTGTTCTCACCTCCACGGCCCTAACATACGCTGACTGGGCCAAACGAATGGATGATGGCTACCACGTAGCCATGATCATCGAACTTCTCTCCCAGACCAACGAAATCCTCGAAGACATGCTTGTCGTCGAAGGCAACCTCCCTACCGGCCACAAGACCACCGTCCGAACCGGCCTTCCCCAGGCCACATGGCGCCTGCTGAACCAAGGCGTCCCGAACGCGAAGTCGACCACCGCGCAGATTACCGATACCTGCGGTAACCTCGAAACCTACGCAGTGATCGACAAAGACATCGCCGATCTCAACGGTAACACCGCGGAGTTCCGGCTCTCCGAAGTCCGCGCGTTCCTCGAAGGGATGTCGCAGCAGGTCGCCTCAACCCTGATCTACGGCAACCAGTTCGTGAACCCGGAACGGTTCACCGGCTTTGCGCCCCGCTACTCCACCCTCGACACGACCGTTTCCCAGACCGCCAACAACGTCCTCAACGCCGGCGGTTCCGCGAACACCAATACCTCGATCTGGATTCACGTGTGGGGCTCAGACACCGCGCATGCGACGTTCCCGAAGGGGAAGATCACCGGCCTCCAGCACCGCGACATGGGCGAGTGGCCCGTGCAGGACTCCGCTGGTAACACCTATCAGGCCTACCGCGACCACTTCAAGTGGGAGATCGGCTACGTCCTCCGCGACTGGCGCTACGTCGCGCGCATCGCAAACATCGACGTGACCCAACTCACCGGCGTGTCGGCCGCGAACCTGATCAACCTGATCGTTCGCGCGCTCTACCGCCTACCCACCGCGCCGACCTCTGCGACCACCATCCAGACCTCAGACACCCCGGAAATCCGGGCGAATATGGGTCAGACGGTGATCTACTGCAACCGCGTGATCCGTACCTACCTCGACCTCCAAGCAATGAACAAGACCAACGTCTTGCTTCGCATCGAGGAGTTCGATGGCAAGCCGGTCACGACCTTCCGCGGTATCCCTGTTCGCACTTGTGATGCCATCCTCAACAACGAAGCGACGGTGGTGTAACCATGATCCTCGACGCACTACTCCTCTTCACCGGGACGTCCAACGGAGCCTCGGGTGGCATCACCTCCGGCGCCAACACGGATGCTCCTACGACCGGCACTCAGGTTGCCTCCAACATCGTTGACTTGGGAATCGACGACGGTATCCCTTCGTCAGCTAACGGCGGCGGCGCTCGAGACATCGGCATCGGGGATAACCCGGCGCTGGAACTCTTGGTACAGGTCGCAACCGCCTTCGTCGGCGGTACCTCCCTCCAGGTCTCCCTCGCCGGTGCCCCCGACGATGGCTCCGGCGGCCAAGGCTCCTACACGACCATGTGGACCAGTCCTGCTGTCGTCTTGGACAGCCTTGATGTCGGCGCACAACTTGCCAACATCACTGTCCCCCGCGTGATCCCCGATCAACCGCTCCCGCGCTTCCTTCGGTTGTCCTTTATCACCGTTGGTACCCACACCGCGGGTGCAGTCACTGGCGTCATCGTCCTCGACCGCATGGACCAAATCCAAGGCACAGGCGGCGCTCTCTCCGGCTATCAGGCCGGAATCAACGTCGCCAACTAAGGGAGTGCACAGCATGAAACTTCGCCCTGCACTCCTGATCGCTTCGGCGATCCTACTGACCGGTGTCCTAGCCGGTCAGGCACAGGTCCCTGGGGTCAACTCGTCCCTCCAGTCTGTGTTCAATCTCGTCTACGACAACTCGACGATGAAGCCGACGTATTCGTCCAGCACGACGACTACGATGGCCTCCTCTGCTACCGATGTCTGCCAGCTTCGGGGCTCAGCAACTCGAACCGTCAAGGTCAGGCGGATCATTGTCTCTGCTGCCTCTACCGCTGTGCAGTCTGATCCGGTAGCGATCATCAAGCGCTCTACCGCCAACTCTGGCGGTACGGTAGTTACCCCAGCGGTTGTTCCCTACGATAGTCAGTTCTCTCTGACTGGCGCAGCGACCAACACAGGAACCGCAGTTGCCGTTGGCTACATCGCCAACCCAACCGTTGGCACAGCCGTTGGCGTTCTTGCTGATCCCTATCTTACGTTTAGCAACTATACCACCGGCGTTGGTGGCGGTCCCTATCCGTTCATCTTCGGCCAACTCGGATCGCCGGTGGTCCTCCGAGGTGTTGCTCAGAGTGTAGCGGTCAACATGAGCGGCCAATCGATCGCAGGAACCACAATCTCCTGCACCTTCGAATGGACTGAGGAAACCTAACCTATGGTGGGGGCGGTTCACCGAATACCGACCTCCATCCATTGGTGGGGAGGTGCCTTCGTAGCTTACGCGGGCGCCTCCCTGCAATGGTCCTCTGCGGGCTTTTACTCGCAGGCTTATCTCGCCACGTTGGTCGTGGCTTATATCTGCGGAACCTTCCTTCACGATCCCCGTTGGTTGTGGTCGATCGTGGCGGTGGCCCTTGCGTTCAACGTGGCTATCGCTGGGGTATCCCAGGCTTTCGGGAGTGTGTGGGAGATTCCCTTCGGCCTCTACGGAAATCCGAACTTCCTCGGTGCGGCTTTGGCCCTTGGCTTAGCGGGCGCAGTGGCCTACGCGATCTGGTGGTTCATCCCCATCGCCCTCTTAGGCCTCTTCCTTTCCCAATCCCGAGGCGCGCTTGCCGCAGCCGGGGCCGTGGGAGTGGCTGCACTCTGGCGCTGGAATCGCCTTGCTGCCTTGAGTGCGATCTTCGCTACCGCGCTGATCGTGGCTAGTTTATCTACCGAACGCACAGGCTCGATCGCCGATCGCCTTGGAGTATGGCAGGATACGGTGAACCACCTGAGTGTATTCGGCGCCGGTTGGGGCGGGTTCTTCGCGGACTACTGGACGTGGGAGGTGCGAACGAACTTCATCGGCACCCGCGCGCCCCACGCGTACAACGATGTGCTGGAACTCCTCTACGAACTCGGGGTGGGAACTATCCCCCTTTGGATCGCACTGGTCCTGGCGTTCGAGTCCGAGGACCACCGGCCGAAGCTGATCCTCCTCGCCTTCGGCGTTCTCTCGCTCACCTACTTCCCCCTCCACGTCCCGACCGTGGGACATCTGTTCGCGTTGACACTTGGGTCAATCGCGCCCTTCGAAAGGAAAGCCTATGGCCCGCTGGCGGCTTAACGCACCTCACTACCTTGAGAACATTAATGTACTCAGCTGAATACGAACAGCTATTAGGCATTATGCTATTGAGGAGTTATTGTTCTCCTCAAGGCTGTTTAATTTGGCTTGGTGGGCAAAGTCGCTATGGGCGTATTTGGTGGAAAGGTAAGAACAGAGATGTTCACAGATTAGCCTTTAAGATTTTTACAGGCGAAGAGCCTGAGGTTGTGCGTCATACATGCGACAATACCCTTTGCTGGAATCATCTACATTTGGTTGGAGGCACTCATGCTGATAATATTGCAGATAAAGTTGCTAGAGGCCGTCAAGCATACGGAGAGAGTCATGGCCAAGCTCGCTTAACCGAAAAACAGGTATTAGAGATTCGAGCTAGTTCACTGTCTGAGAGCGATATGGCAAGAGAATATAACGTCAGTTGTCCTACAATAGGACGTATACGTCGCAACGAAACTTGGAAACATCTTTTGGAGAACACAAATGGCTAGATGGAGATTGAATGCTGCACATTACTTAAATGTGCCAGATACCGAATGGGAGTACAAGGAAACCGATCGCACCTCTGGCCGTCAGGGCCGGAAGCTATTCGTCGTCCCTCGGCTTCTGGACCCCAACGATCCCAACGATCAGAACTACCCCGGCGAAGTGATTGTCTGTGACGCCCCTTCCCGCACCGACCCGAAGGACTACCAGTTCTCCGGCCAACCGACCCCCGATATGGAGCCCCTCGACGACGCGGCGCAGGCGATCACCGACTCCATCAAGCACAAGTGGGTCCACCCGATCGAATCCCTCCCCGGCCAAGGCGACTACTCCGCTTCGCTGGTGAAGCTCTTCGAGGCCGAAATGCTCAAGGCCAAGGATGCCAACCCCGTCTCTGCGAAGGGCGCCTCGGCCGATGACGTTGCCGAACTTAAGCGGCAGGTCGAGGCCCTCACTCAGCAACTTGCCGCCGCTCCTCCTCCCTCCATCAGAAGGACCTAACCTACCATGGCCCGTTACCACGTTGACAATCGTCAGGCTGGCACACAGCAGAACCTGACCACGACCTATAAGACCCTCACGGCGATCTGGGCGGTTACCGCTACCCTCTGCCGCGGCCGCGCTGTGGCCCTACAGGTCGGTGCCGATGGTGCACCGAACGCCTCAGACTGCCAAATCGTCTATGCCGTTCAGCGGCAGACCGCTGATGGAACCGCAACTTCTGCCACCCCCAACCCGCTAGTCCCCGGTGATGTGGCCTCGCGGCAGACCTCAAAGGTCAACTACACCGCCGAAGGTACCTACACCCTCCCGATCTGGTCCCGAGTCCTTAACCAGCGCGCGTCAATGCAGTGGGCGGCACAAGACACCGACGCTATGCTTCTCTGGCCTGCAACCAACCTTTCCGGCCTTGCGCTCCTCGCCCTCTCTCCGACTTACGCCGCACCGGCGCTCGGAGGAATTGAGTACGACGATCTATGAACCACGCACGCGGGGTTACCATCATCACCGATCCGATTGCCGGTGTGCAGGAGGTGGATACATTCACCTGCTGCCACTGTCAGCAGATCGTCGATAAACCCCCGCGGGTCGCAGCCACAGACGGCCGTATCGGCGCGTGGTGCACTTGCTGCGACGCCGCGATGTGCCTTGATTGCGTTGGGAAGGGCTGTACCCCAATCCAACGCTGGCTCGACCAACAGGAGAAGCGACGATGGATAGCGGAAGCCTGCTAGAGGCGGTCGATCTCGCGATCGCCAACAAGGCCTGCGTGACCGGGATCACTGGGGTGAGCTACCCTAATGGACCGGCAAGCGCGGGCTCATGTCGTGACATCGTCGTTGAGCTTAACGAAGAACAAAGCAAGGCGCTCTTGCTCAAGCTTGGCGAGATCGTGCGCGCTTCGAAGGAAGAGGACTAACCTTCCTTGGCCGTCTCCTTCGTCAGCACCGGACAAAATAGTACGACGGCTGGCGTCACGACAATTTCTGTGACCATTGATTGCACTGGCTGTGACATGCTAGTGGCATTTCTTGGCAGTACGGCCTTTGCTCTGACTGGTATGACCGCCGCTTACAATGGCGTGTCTATGACTGCTATTACAAACTCTCCTGCCGACGGTAGCAGTAACACAAAGGTATGGGGCTTCTATCTAGCAAGTCCATCATCCGGCAGCAACTCAATAGTGTTTAACTGGACAACTAGCTCCAGCCGTATCAGCGCGGGCGGAATTGGTCTAGCAGGCAGCAACGGCACAGTTAGCAATGGAGTTGTAGGAACCGGAACTGACGCTGCGTCGGCTACCATCGCTTCCGCTACAGGAGACATGGTAGTTGCTGGTCTCTCAACAAACGGCGGTCAGCCATGGACTTCAACTAATACCTCGGACTGGAACAATGTTCTAGTAAACTTCACAGGTGCTGGCTCGCATCAAGCTGGGGCAGCGTCTGTTACTATGAGTTGGACCCGCGGCGGCGGTACGGGAAATGATACTGCCGTTCTGGCAGTAAATCTTCCATCAACTGGTACCGCCGTTGTTACACAAGCGCCTTACGACCCGGGCTCTATCACCCGGGTCCAGACCAAACGCCGCACCGACGAATTCGCCTACGCCATCCCGCGGCCGGTGATCCGTACCCTTGTCCCAACCCCTGATGATGTATTCCGGCGAATCGATCGGAAGGTAATCCCCGATCCATCCGTCTATGCCGTTCCCCCAGCGCCGCCCGGTAGGCTGATCGCTACTGCCTACGACACGCCACAGCTAACTACCAACTACCAGCGACCACTCCCGCAGAGCGATACCCTGCGCCTTATCCCCCGCGCGCCTGTGAACATCGTCGGCATGTTCCCGGATCACGTCATCACGCCGGTCCAGCAGCTACGCCCCTTACCGGACAACACCTACCGCTCCGTTCCGGTCCCACCAAAAGCTACCTACGGCGCGTTCCCACAGCAAGACGTTCGGGTCGTAGCGAAGCTCACCCCGCTCCCGCAGAGTGACGCCTCGCGCGCGCTCGCGCCGCCGATTCCCGCGGCTCCGATCTTCGGCTGGCCCAACAATCCCGAACTCCTCACCCGCGTTCGCTACCCTGGCCCCGGCCTCGCTGGCTACGACATCGCCTTCACCCCCGGCCAGCTTCCAGCGACTACAGACCAACCCCCAATTGCCATTCTCAGATGGCCTAGGAGCATCGGTCGATGACCGCAGAATACCGCGACCTCGATAAGCAAGACTCCTATCGAATGGTCAACATCTACATGGGCCCGACGATTGGCTGGACGCGAGTTCCGGTGTCGATCAGCAAGTACGTCACCGCGGCGGGGAACTACACCGTCCAGCCTTGGGACACGATCATTCTTGTGAACCAACTCCTCTCCGCGCCGATTTCGATCCTTCTCCCAAAGGTCTCGACTTGGCTGGACAACATCTACGGCGGTACCGAGTTAATCATCAAAGACTATGCGGGTGTGGCGGGTTCTTCCACCATCACCCTCCAGCCCTACTCTGGCGATTCAATCGTTGGCCCGAGCACCATTACCATCGCCCGCGGTTCCCTTGAGATCACCCCTAACCCAGATCGGCTCAGCTGGACAACCGTCGCGGGGATCGAATGACCGTCTCTACCACCTCCAATAAGATCACCTACGACGGGAACGCTTCCACAACCGTTTGGTCGTTCTCCTTCCCGGGCGTGGACGAGGACGACCTTGAAGTCTACTTCCTCAGCGCGGCCGGGGTAGAAACGCTCTTATCCCCCAGCGCCTACACCGTGATCCTCAACGCCCCGGTTGGCGCGAATCCGACCGGCGTTGGGGGCTTGATTACCTACCCACTCTCAGGCTCCCCGATCGCGCTGGGTACCTCCCTCACGATCATTCGTGTACTACCCGAGACCCAATCGACCTCCCTCGCGAACCAAGGAACGCTTCTCCCAAAGGTAATCGAGGCAGCGCTTGACTATGTGACCATGATCACGCAGCAGATTCAAGAGACTCTCGGCCGCCAGATCACCGTTGCTGTATCGGACCCGAATCCGGAACCACTCCCTCCCGTCGCGGAGCGCGCCGACCTTTGGGCTGCCTTCGACTCTGACGGTAACATGATCGCGGCTGATGCACCCTCTGGTGGGGTTCCGATCTCCTCAGCCATGCAGCCGGTGGTAGCTGCGGCTAGCTTGGCCTTAGCCCGTACCGCGCTTGGTCTTGGCGATCTCGCCATCCTCGATATTGGTGTAGGACTCCAAGACGATGGTGCAGGTGCTGTCCGTGTGAACTTCGGTAGCTCTACCGTCTCGACCAACCAATCGGTCCTTATCACTGATCACCTTAAGCAATACGAAGCGGTGGGCGCCCTGCTCTTTACTCTGGATAAAGCCAGTGATCTATTCTCTGGCTTTGGCTTCTCGGTCAACGTTCTCTCTGGCACTTGCGTCTTTGCGATTGACGCAGCCGACACCATCTACGGGCTGGCCTCAGGGGTGTCCCTCACCGTCCCCGCAGGGTGCGCTGTGACCTTCATCACCGACGCACAAGCTAGCGGTTCGTGGTGGGCGCGCGTCTCACAACTCGCCCGTCCGTCCTCTCTTGGCTATCTCCAACCAATGGGGGTAGCCCTCTCTGGCACCCGCGGGTTGAAGATCGTCAATAAGTCAGGAACAGAGAACACTTCGATTACAGTGACCGCTGATCGGATGGTCCTAACCGGCTCTAACGGTCTCTCTGTCCTTCGAACCTCTGTGTCCTTTGACATTGATCTTACCACGGGCACTGCCACCTCGGCGGCCGGTGGTATGGATGGGGAAGCCCGCGGCACTTCCGCTTGGCTTTATCTCTTCGCAATCGACAATGGCGATGCCATTGCTGGCCTTGCGTCTCTTGAATCTGGGAACGGATTGAGTCCAACGTTGCCAACGAACTATCCTTACTCAGCTTACCTTGGCGCGGTTCGCGTAGATAGTTTAGGAAATCTGCTTCGGACTTGGCAATACAACAATCGCGTTCAGTATGTAGTTACAGCTGGGGCTAATACCACTGATTGGCCTTCAATCACCTCTGGCACTACTGGAGGTGTGGCTACGGCAGTTTCTATAACGCCCGTAGTGCCAGCAACAGCAATTGAGATTTGGCTTTATTTGTTAGTAATCACCGGCCAACAGGGAACTGTTGGGCCAACGATAGATACCAATGCTAACAATATGTTTTCAGCAAACAATGTCTCAGGGGAGACTATTAGACATCACAGTAGCATTCTCCTTCAAGGAACAACAGTCTCGTATTCATCAGCGGCTGGTGGACAAGAACTCCGTTGCACTGGCTGGATCGACGGAAAGACAAATTAAGTAACTCTCAGCATGAACACCCAAGAAATGGCCGCGCACTTGGCCAACCTTACCTTCATCATGGATTTCCATGATCGACTCGATACCACCAAGAACCCTTTCGTCGTGGCGGAATTCCAAGCCATGCACGAAGAATTCGTACAACAACTGGAGAAGGACGATGAAGCAAGGAAGCGGGACAACGACAGTCAGCGCGACAAAGCAGGAGCCGATCTCGCGGGGAGTGAACCCCGGCTACGCAGCGCAGCTTGGGAATCACGTCGGGACGGCCAGAGCGGTGGAACCGATGTACGAGGGCCGGGGGCTCAAGGCCCCAATGGCCAGTGAGACAACCCACCACAACGGCAGTCAAGGAAAGCACAAATGAGCATGGACCAAGACGAAGTTTGCACACTACTCCACATTGTGGACCTCTGCAAACCGACAAGCTACCCGAATCTGCGCGCGATCCACGACGAAGCAATGGCGCAGTTGCAGGAGATCAACGATGCGTTGAAGGAGTCAAAGCTGGAACAGAGGCCGCGGCCTGAGCCGCGCGCGATCCCAGCCCAGACCACCGAAATCGAAAGGCGCGTGTAATGTCACGAGACATCCTCTCTGAGTTCGGCCCTGACTCTCCCTCCACTCAGCGCCCCGTCGCCACCAACGGCGGCCAGCAGACCCCGAAGGAACTCCCCTACTCGGCGCCGGTAGGCCCGAAGTCGATCAACGACGGTAACTCGCCTGGAATCCACGGCACGAACCACGAGAACTGCGGGAGCCAGGGCCGCCGATGACCGCAAATGTGGACATCGCCAACCGTGCCTTGTCCGCAATTGGGACTCGGTCAACGATCGCTTCGTTGACCGAGATTTCCAACGAGGCCATTCAGTGTAACCTTCTCTTGGAGCCGATTCGTGACGAACTCCTCCGCATGGCTCCTTGGAACTGTGCGACGAACTACAACTCCCTCGCGGTAGTCTGCGCCGCGCCCGGTACTCCTGAGAACGCCGGAGTAGGCCAGACTGTCTGGACCAAAGGCATCCCGCCGCCGCCGTGGGCCTATGAGTACGCCTATCCGGCGGATTGCCTGCGCCCTCTCTGGATAGTCCCCCAGTTCTCCACCGGCTTCTCGGGCGGGGTGCCTATCACCACCGCGGTCACCGGCGGCGCGCCGCAGTTCTGGAATGGACCGCCGGTACGGTTTAAGGTCGCGATCGATCAGATCACCAACGGTGTCCCGGCCGTAGGCGGCGCAGACACCCGCGTGATCCTCACCAACCAAGAACAGGCGATCCTTTGCTATCTCAAGCGGGTCACTGACCCCGATGTAATGGACCCGCAGTTCGTGCAGGCGTGGGTCGCAGCGCTGGGCGGCCGACTTGCAATCCCTCTCACCGGGGACAAAGCCCTCGCGAAGCAGAAGATTGAGGAAGCCAACAGCTTCATTCAAATCGCCCGTGCAGGCGACGGTAACGAAGGCCTAACCATCAACGACGTCACCCCTGACTGGATACGAATCCGTGGGATCGAGTTCACCGCCGGGTTCAACCAATGGGGACCCAACGCCCAATACGATTGGGGCGGCATGCTGAATGTCTACTAACCTGATCCAAACCAGCTTCGCCGCCGGGGAACTCGCCCCCAGCCTAACCGCGCATACCGACCTGACCAAGTACAAGTCCGGCGCGGCAGTGATGCGAAACTTCTTCGTCGACTACCGCTCGGGCGCTAGCACGCGCCCTGGTACCATGTTTGTGATCCAAGCCCTCGGCCCGGGGCCGGTTCGGCTAATTCCCTATCAACTCTCCACCGAAGTATCCTTTGAGATCGAGTTCGGTGACTTCTACTGTCGATTCATCGTTGACGGCGGCGCGGTGCTTGAGGACGGCTTCGCTATCACCAACCTGACCAAGGCCCTACCCGCCGCTGCTACCGCCGCGGGGAATAACTTCATCGTCGGCGATTGGGTCTACATCACCGGCGCAGTTGGCGCGGTGCAGTTCAACAATCGCTTCTATAAAGTCCTAGTCGCCGGGAACACCTTCACCCTCGCTGACGTAAACGGCGTGCCGATCGACTCCCTAGCCTACTCCACCTACCTCTCTGGCGGCACCGTCTCCCGCGTCTACAAGATCGCCTCGCCCTATGCGGCTGAGGACCTAGCCGGGCTTAAGCTCGCTCAGTCCGCGAGTGTGATGACGCTTACCCACCCAGACTACCCGCCCTACGCGCTGACCGCCACCGCACCAACCGCCTGGACCTTCACCCAAATTGTCTTCGGGACCACCGTTCTCCCGCCCACCAGCGTTGCCGGCTCCCCTTCCAGCGCGGGCACAACGAACTACGCCTATGTTGTCACCTCCATCGACTCCACCGGGCAACAGTCCGTTCCCTCCGCAGTCGCCAATGTCGCCGCGGCGGTGAACGTCGGTGCGACCGCTGGCACAATTACCGTCTCCTGGGCCGCTGCCTCAGGCGCGGCTAGCTATAATGTCTACAAGGCCGGAATCTCCTTCACCGGTGCGGTTCCTGTTGGTGCCTCCTTCGGCTTCGTGGGCTCGGCCACCGGGGTATCCTTTGTCGACTCCAACATCGTGCCCGACTACACCACCTCGCCACCGATCGCACAGAATCCCTTCACCTCGAACAACCCGATTACCTTCTGCTACTTCCAACAGCGAGCCACCTACGGCGGCAGCCTCTCCCAGCCGACCGACTTCTGGATGTCGCAGCCGGGATCGTTTAACAACTTCAACGTTTCCCACCCCACCCAGGACGACGACGCGATCTCCGGAACGATTGTCTCCCTGCAAGTGAACGAAATCTCCGCGATGATCCCGATGCCCGGCGGGCTGGTGACCCTTACCTCCAAGGGCGCGTGGCAAATCTCCGGCTCCTCCGGCGGTGCTAGCTCCAACGCACCAATCACCCCGCAGGATGCGACCGCTACCCCGCAGGCCTACAACGGCGCGAGTGACATCCAACCAATCGTCGTCAACTACGACATCGTCTACGTTCAAGCGAAAGGCTCCTCGGTACGTGACCTCGCGTACAACATCCAGACCAACATCTACACCGGTGCGGATATCTCCATCCTCTCCAATCACCTGTTCCTAAACTACCAAATCCGCGAGTGGGCCTATGCCGAAGAGCCATTCAAGGTCATCTGGGCAGTGCGCTCTGATGGCATCCTCCTCTCGCTGACCTTCGTGAAGGAACAGGAAATCTACGGCTGGGCTCGGCACGACACCTTGGGCCAGTTCAAATCCGTCTCGTCAATCACCGAAGGGCAGGTTGACGCAGTCTACGTCGGCGTCAAGCGTTACATCGGCGGCCAGTGGGTGCAGATGATCGAACGATTCGACGATCGGATGTTTACCTACTCCAACGCGAATCCACAGAACTTGGTCAACCTACCGATCCCCTGCATCCGCGGCAACGCTGAGAGCGCGTGGTGTGTGGACTGTGGAGTGCAATCCACGCTGCCTGAGCCCGCGGCCGAGCTTACGGCGGATACAAGCTATGGCGCAGTGCGATTTACCGCCAGTGCTGCGGTGTTCTCGGCTGACGATGTGGACTCAGTCCTGCGCATGGGCGGTGGGATCGCTACCATCGCTACCTTTGTCTCTCCGACGATCCTCGAAGGGACCTGGAACGTTTCACCATCGGCAGTCCTCTCCAACGATCCAGCGAACACCCCGCTGCCCGCTGAGTCCGGCGATTGGTCTCTCACCACGCCGTTCACAACCTTCTACGGCCTCGACTACCTCGAAGGGCAGACCGTCTCAATCCTCGCGGACGGCTCGGTGGTCACTCCGCAGGTGGTTACCAACGGCTCGATCACCCTCTCCTCCCCGGCGACGCTTGTTACCGTAGGGCTCAAGTATCAAGCTCAGCTGCAAACGATGTACCTGGACATCGGCTCCGGGGAGACTGTCCAAGGCAAGCGCAAGCGGGTCACAGCGCTGACCGTCCGTGCCGACAACACGCGTGGACTCTCCGCAGGGCGGACCTTCGCTACCCTTGTGCCGATCAAGGAATTCAACCCTTACGTGCCGATTAACTACGCGATCCCTCTCGTGACCGGCGATGAACGGGTGGTGATGGACGCGCTCTGGGACGACGTTGGACAAATCTGCCTTCAACAAGACGATCCACTCCCCGCAACCGTCCTTGGCGTCATCCCCGAGATCGTAGTGGGGGACAAGTGAAGGTCCAGATCATCCGCGGACACTCCGTTGATGTAGGGGACGCGCTCCGCCGCAGCCCTGTAGGGGACATCCCTGGTGCTAACGAGATCATGGATAACTACCTTGAGTCTAGCATCGATGTCTTCACCGGCTTCGCAGACGATCAAGTTGCTTGTATCTTTGGCTTGATTGCTCCTACCGTCCTCTCTGACCGCGCCTACCTCTGGATGCTCCACACCAATCTTGTCGAACAGAACAAGTTCTTGTTCATTCGTCATTCACAGATTTGGGTACGGCGGGTCCTCCAGACCTATAACGAAATCTATGGCCACGCCTTGCTTGGCAACGACCCTGGCATCCGCTGGCTTCGTTGGCTCGGTGCTACCTTCGACGAACCCGACGGCAAGCACCTCCCCTTTCAGATTAGGAAACAATAATGGCGGACCCGGTTACACTAGGTCTAATGGCCGTCTCAATCGGTTCCTCGGTAGCTGGCGGGATCAACTCCGCTGAGGGCGCTCGCGCCAAAGGCCAAGCCGGCCAGGACATGTACAACTACAAGGCCGCGGTGGCGCAGGTCAACAAGCAGATCGCGGAACAGAACGCCGACTACGCCTTTAAGGTCGGGGAGGTTCAGGCTCAGCAATCAGGGATGAAGACCCGGGCGGCGGTAGGTTCCTCGCGGGTGCAGGGTGGAGCCTCGGGGCTGGATGTGAACAAAGGCTCCAAGGCGGCGGTTACGCAGAGCGTACAGGACGTAGGCGGCTTTGAACAAGCGATCATCCGTTCCAATGCCTCGAAGAAGGCGTATAACTACAAGGTTGAGGCCACGAACCTTGATGCCCAGGGCAACCTCGACCTCATGGCCGGGGTCAACGCCAAGCGTGCGGGAGAGATCGATGCTACCTCGTCGATCCTCGGCACCATAAGCTCTGTCTCCACGAAGTGGTTGGGGTTCAAGAACGCTGGGGTGTTCGGTAGCCCCGCCAAAGGCCTTGGCGGCAGTGATATCAGCCATATGGAAGGTGCGTAATGGCCCTCCAGGTCCCCAGCTACAAGTCGGTACCCACCGAAACCGCGCAGGATTCCCGCACCCCGTCGCTATCGACCAACGCGCCGGTCGAAGCCTTTGGCGGGGCCACCGCCCAAGCGTTGCAGGGCCTTGGCAAGGTTCAGGAAGGGATCGGCAACGAACTCTACACCCGCGCGATCGCTATGCAGACGATTCATTCTGAATCGGAGGCGAAGGAAGCAGATGCGAAGTATATGATGGCTGCGGGAGAATTGCACGCGGGGTATAGTTCGCTTCAGGGCCGGGCCGCCGTGGACGGCTATCCGCAGTATATGAAAGACCTCGATGCGACGAGGAAACAAATCCGCGAAGGGATGTCCAACGACGCCGCGCGGAAGATGTACGACGGTTCTTCCCTTTCCACTATGGGCCGAACGATCTTCAATGGCGCAGGACACGCAGCGACCGAGAACAAGAAGTACGCCCTTGGCGCCAGCAACGCACGGATCACCGGGCTTGGCGATCAAGCACTGTTGCAGCCGAAGGACGATGTTGCGTTCCAGTCCTCCCTCGTTCAGACCCGCGATGAAGTCTCCCAGCAGGGCGAGTTGCTGGGCTGGTCCCCCGAGCAGGTACAGCAAGCAACCGCTGAGCAGACTTCTGCGCTGTGGACCAAACGGATCGAAGGGCTAAGCAAGTCCGCGCCGTTCCAAGCACAGAAAATCCTCGACGAGGCCGTGAAGCGCGGGGACATTCGCGGGGAATCTGTCGCGAAGATAACCAACACCGTCCGACAGCAGATGTACACCGTCGGCGCGCGGCAAGTCTCCCACGATGTCTCCTCCGGCGCTGACCTTGTCCCTGGATCAAAACCCGTCGATCTTCCTCAGGCCCGGCAGGCAATCGGCAAGTTCGAGAGCGGGGAGAACTACGAGGCGCGGGGTCCGCAGGTCACTTCCAGGAGTGGTGTTGACCGCGGCCGGGCCTTGGGCAAGTATCAAGTGATGCCGGAGAATCTCGCGCCGTGGCTAAAGGAAGCTGGGCTGCCGTCGATGACGCCCGAGGAGTTCCTTAAGTCCCCCAAGGCCCAGGATCAAGTCTTCGATGTGATCTTTGGCGGCTACATGCAGAAGTACGGCAGCTTCAACGAGGCTGCGAGTCGGTGGTTCACCGGGCGCTCGGTTGCAGAGGCTACTGCCGCTGGGGCGAACGATAAGTTCAAGACCGTTGGACAGTACCTCCAAGGCACCAATGTGTACCTTGCTCAAAACGCGCCGCTGGCCGAACGCGTCGAACGCGGAAAGCAGGTTGCCTCAGCCCTCTCCCCTGAGGACCCGCTCTTCCAAGACTACGTGGCGAACCGGGTAACCACCGACTACGGCCAACAACTCGCGATCAAACGCAACGATACCTACAACAATAAGCAGGTGATCGAATCCGCGCTGATGGGTGGGCCGGATGGGAAACTTCCCACGACCCTTGAGGAACTTCGCGCGACCCCCGAGGCCGAGGCTGCCTGGAACGCCCTGGACCCACAGGTTCAGCGTAGCTACATGGGCGTGTTGGTCAAGAACGCGAAGGGCGACACCGCCTGGAACGACGCGGCGCTTCGGCGGTATCAAACCTTGAAAGGGCTGGCACAGGCGGACCCGGCGGAGTTCTTGGATACGGACGTGGTGAATGAGAACCTACCGCTGACCGCCCGGAAGGAACTCGCGAACCTTCAGATCAAGCTTAAAGCTAAGGCCGAAGGGGACCCGCGGGTAACCAAGGCCCTGCAAGTCCTTGGGCCACAACTCCAGGCCGCACGGATTGGGCGGGAGTTCAACAAAGAGACCTACTTCCAATTCGTCGGCTCTCTCCAGGACGCGCTACAAGACTGGGCCAACGAAACCCAGAAGCCACCGCGCGCTGAGGACATTCAG